AAATGACCAACAATCTATTTACGATATTGACAATGATGAATATATCTACATGAAAGATGAGGAAGATGACAGAACAACAAAAGCCGTTGATGGTGGAAGTTCCAATCCCCGTCAATCAAATGACTCCAGAGCAGAAGAAAGCCTTCGCGGAGGAGATTCTCAACGCAATCGAGAAGAATCGCCCCATGTCTGCCTCGGAAGATACCAAGGCGTAGAAAAACACTTAGAGGGTCAGCATGACCAAGCCACACACGGCTCTTGGGCATCTGGTCGCTTTGGTCCAGATTCAGTTAAGTCAGCAAGAGACGGCGCTAAAGAGTACGCCTTCAAAGCAGGAATTGAGCAAGACGATTCCATTGACTATCAAAAGACAGTTGCTAACCGAGCAAGAGCGGCGCGTATTGCCGATGCTTACGATGAATTGCCTACGGTTGATGAAGAAGCATTTCCAGCCTACACAGCCCTTGCTACAGAGGTAGAAGCGCAGTTCGAATATATGACAAAGACCTTGGGCGTTAAGGTTGAATTCGTAGCCGATGACCCATACAAAACTTCCAGAGAGATGTTTGCAGATGTAAGCAAGGGAGTTCTAAAAGTATTAAGCACAGCCTCAACAGGCTCACATCCATTTCTTTCAGATGAACAGAACGACAAGTTTCGAGCAGTTCACGATTTCTTTGGACACGCGGCTACAGGTCGAGGTTTCGGTCAAGACGGAGAAGAATCGGCTTGGGTTCACCACTCTCAGATGTTTACAGAGACCGCTCGCGGTGCGCTTACAACAGAAACCCGTGGGCAAAATTCTTGGTACAACTCACGCGGTAAAGTCTTTGCCGAGCAGAAAGTTGCCTTGCTACCTAAAGAGTTCTGGGAAGTTCCAGACACATTCGAGAAGTCTTACAAAGTAATTAAGTTTCAAGCGGGTCTCATCCCAATTCTTAAACACCAAGAGCATGACCAATCTACCCACGGCAATTGGGCTACCGCTGGATTTACAGACGAAGAAAAAGCCCGTATTGCTGAATGGGAGAACCGTGGTCCAGCCCTTGAAGATTTAGATGCTCTTTGGGAGCCAGCAAGTGATGATGAGTTACGCGAAATGCTTTTGAACGATGAAAATACTTATCCGCTTGTAGAACAGGCTATTGCCAATTATGTTCAGGCTGAGATTGACGATTATGAAGAAAGAGAAGGAAAATCTCCTACTAAAGCAATGATTGATGAGATGACCGAAAGAGTCACAGAGGAAAGAATCAAAGCGTATATTGAAATTGAGCGGGATGACTATTCTGAAAAAATTAGAGAATCTAAGGGCGTAACTGTAGATGCCCTACAACCATTCTTTGAAGAAGTATTCAATATGGAGCATACATATACAGATAAAGATGGAGTTGAGAAAACTCTTGAATCAAGAATTACTGGCATTGGAAAAATGGCAGAAGATTATGAGATGTATGTTGAGGGATGGGTATACGATGAAAATGATGAGGCAGTAGGAAAGTTTGAAAGACTTTTCTTCAAAGACCAGACCACGGGTGTTTGGGCAGTTGAGCATAAATGGCTACAGATGGATGATGAACATAGAGGAGTAGGTTTTGGAAAAGCCTTTATTCAGCAGACTGAAGATTTCTTTACTCATCGAGGATTTGGATACATAAAAGTTCTTGCTGGTCTTGAAGATGGCGCTCGCCATTGGGCTAATGCTGGCTATGACTTTAATCCTGATGAAATTGCAACATCAGCAACTAACCTTAAACAGCGTTTCGATAGTGTAATTAGTAACGCACCAGCAGATTTCTTCGTACAAGCAGATATTGATGAATTCAATTCGGTCTACGACAGAATGGTTGATAAATCAACTGGCAGGGTGAGAGATATGAAAAGCCCAGACTTCCCATTCCCAGCCGAGTTCACCATGATTGGTTATGACAGGCGCAAAGATTGGCAAGGTAATCCAACTTGGCTTGGTAAGGCGGGTCTTTATGGCTTTGCTGTTGAGTATGTCAAGCCTTTGACCGCCGAGGGTCGTAGCCTTCTGGAAGGTCCAATTGACCGCGATGGTGATGGCTTGGTTTATGACGGAACAGGGCGCGAGAAACCTGCTCCAGCCCCAGCGAATAACTAAAGGTGGTAGGATATGGCTATGAGTAGAGATGCAAAGTTAAAAGAGATTCAAAAGGCATGGCGTGAATGGTCTGCCGTTACTGAGTTCACTTCGGACACAGGTTCATCTGACCAAGACGAAATTGCGCTTACCGACAAGATTCAAACTATACTTAAAAAATCTGAATAAGGGTTAAAAATCAATCCGCTACTATGTACACATGGCGGATATTGCTCCTAAACTCGTAGAACTTAGCGCGGATAAACTACGCGCTCTACATGAACGCCTTCATAAGTCTGAAGCCACTCCAGAGGTATTGGAAGTCCACCATCTAGCAATCAATGAGATGTTGCGCCGTGGATTAGAAGCCCCAGCCAATGATGCGTGGGATGAATTCGAGATTCTCGTAGACACTCTCAAGGGAGCAAACCTAGAATCTCTCAAAGGCTCACTACCCGCTGAGATGGTAGAAGAAGTTATTAAATCAACAGGCTCATCAGTTGCCAATGTGCAACTTTTCTTAACTACTACTGGGTACGAAATGCGCCTTGAAGAAGTTGAAGAAGTAAACAAAATGATTCGCCGTGAAAACGGAAAATGGACAGTTTACGATGAAGAAGGCAAGCGACCTTTTGGCACATACGACACAAAGGCTGAGGCTGAAAATCGTCTAGCCCAGATGCACCAGTTTAAGAAAGCAGAAACTTTTACACCTCCAAAGGCAGTTCGTAGCGCGGCTCGTAGAGCGCTCGATTGGATTGGCGAAGGCAAGGCTGGAAGTGGCTTTACTGGAGTTGGTCGCGCTCGCGCTAACCAATTGGCTTCAGGTGAGCAAGTAACAATGGCAACACTTAAACGCATGAAGTCTTTCTTCTCGCGCCATGAAGTTGATAAGGATGCAGTTGGATTTAGCCAAGGAGAAAAGGGCTATCCAAGCGCAGGTCGAGTTGCTTGGGATGCTTGGGGTGGAGATGCAGGATTCGCTTGGGCTGAGTCTTTAGTCGCTGAAGATGATAAGAAAATTGAAAAACATAATCAGGGTATGCACGACCAAAAAACCCATGGCTCTTGGGCTGACGGTATTGCTCAAGCAATTTTGGATGGTGGTCACCCAACAGTTGAGAAAGAAAATGTTTCAGCCTTCCTCATGGCGGCGGCGAAACGAGATGACCACCCAGACCTTACTGAGTTAAGTGTTGAAGGAACATTGTTATACGGCGATGAGGGTATGGGAATTGCTCGTAAAGATATGCCACAGATTCCTGGAAAAGAACGAGGTCGCTTCCTTGCCGAAATTGAAAAGTCTGAGGGCATTACATCAACGGCTGAAGAAATAGACCCAACAACTTTGAAGCCAGTCCAAAAAGAAATCTCTGCATCTCGCTCTGGAGCCATCTATAACAAATTCCGCGAAGAAGGCGGAATCCCAGAAAAAGAAAGAATCTTAGTTTCTAGCGATGGCTTTGTAATTGACGGTCACCATACATGGGGCGCTTCAGTTGCTTTTGCTTTCGATAACCCAGGAACCAAAATACCTATTTATCGCTTATCCGTAACGGCACAAGAAGCACTTGATGTTTCTCTCGAATGGTCTACAGCAAATGGTTTTGAAGGTCAGGCTATTGATGCGAAAGAGCCAGCAAAGAAATCTCTAGCATGGAAACCTCTTGCAAAGCATGGAGAACATGACCAAAAAACTCATGGTGCATGGGCTACGGGTGCAACAGGTGATGTTCCTGCTTTAGCGCCAGATGTTGAACCTCAAGGAAAATGGTCACGCGAGGCAGTTGCCGAGGCTAAGCGCATCCGTGAAAGAGCGCTTGCAGTTGAGCCAAAAGTTACAGAACTAATGAAAACCATTCAGGAAAATGCTGGTGGAGAATTTGTTCAATTAGAACAAAGAGTTAAATCAACAGATTCATTGGCTCGCAAGATTGACAGCGATGCAGTTACAGAATTTGATGGCGACAGGTCAAGAGCGGCTGATGCTGTCTCTGATGCAGTTCGTTATACCCTAAAGGTAGGCGATGAGAATTACGCTCAATCCCTTGATTCAACAGTCAAGGCTCTTGAGGCATCTGGCTTCACATTGCGAGTTAAGAACTTCTGGCAGTCTGGTGACCCTTACGATGGAGTAAATATCAAGGCGAAGAAAGACGGCATTGAGGTAGAAATTCAGTTGCATACTCCAAGTTCATTTGAACACAAAGAGGGCAAGGGTGGAACCCACCCAATCTATAAGGCTTATCAGGTTGAGTTGAATGATTCCAGCCGTCTGAGTATGTGGAATCAGATGATTGAAATTGCTAAGGGTGTAACCCGCCCATCTAACTACGGGTCTATTCTGGCTACAGGAAGTCTCGTTCTACAGACATTCCAAACCGCTCAAGAGGCTGGCTTGATTAAATCAACCCCAGTTGGTAATATAACCCTCAAGAGAGGAGGACAAGCATGAGATATTTCGTAAAGATGAGTAGAGGCGTACCGTTTAACCTGTATCGCTTCGACATAATCAATGAAGAACGCTGGTATCCGACACAAGGCTGGACACCAACGCGCAACATCTCCGCCTATCTAGTTATGGGCGAAGGCGATTATGAAGAAATTACAGAGTCTCTAGCCAAAGAGACATTCCCTGATGCCTTTGCACTTGCAAAGAGCATTGGGGCTTATGAAGTCTCCAAGGCTGATAGCGAGAAGCGTTACACACTCGGAGCCATGTATATCCCAGACCGTATTGATGCTCACGGTGAGTGGACAGATTCAGATGAGTTGCAACGCGCAGTCTGGGATTATGTAAAGAGCAATGACCGCCGTATCCGTCTCCAGCATAACCGCGATGTAGTCGCAGGTGAATGGGTAGAAGTTATGGCGTTCCCTTATGAATTAACAGTTCCAATCCAGACGATGACTGGCATTGATGTAAACCATACATACCCACCAAACACAGTCTTTCTCGGTGTTATCTGGGAGCCTTGGGCTTGGGATTTAGTAAAGACTGGAAAGATTCTTGGCTATTCAATCGGCGGTAAGGCAGAGCGCCTTTATGTTGATATGGAAGAAGTCGAAAAAGAAGATGGTCCAGGAGTCAATGATGTCCATGTTGATACAATTATGAATCCAAAGAAGAAGAAACCAAAGGTGAAGTAATGGGAATCATCGTCAATGATGGAGACAGCAAGCCAGTAAATCTCACCTCTTATGCGGTTGATTTTGAAAAGGCTAAATCTGTAAAGAGTGGCGATATGGTTTCTTGGAATTCTTCAGGCGGAAGCGCAAGAGGCAAGGTAGTTCGAGTTGTCTCTAACGGAAAGATAAATGTTCCTGATTCAAGTTTTACAATTACTGGCACAGAAGATGACCCAGCAGTTCTTATTCAGTTGTACCGAGATGGTAAGCCAACAGAAACTAAAGTAGGACATAAGATGTCTACTCTAAAAAAAAACTCTGAAGTAGCCAAACACGGTAGCCACGACCAAGGTTCACACGGAGCGTGGGCTAACGGTAAGTACAGCCCTGATGACTCTGAAGGCGAAGATGACTCCGAACCAAAGAACCCAAAGAGTCCTAAAAAGTTACATTCTCACAATGACGACTCCGAGGAGGAGTACGAAGAATTAGATGCCGATGACCCACGCTGGATGGATGACATGGACATTCTGCGCCCGTCTCGAATTACTCCAAGCCAGAGATTAACCAAATAAATGCAAAGCATCATTGAAGATACTGCAAATATTCTTCGGGGGATGGGCTTAGAGGTAAATCCAGTTGCCACAACGCCAAGATTTGCTGGTTTAGTCGCTAAGTTACCCAACGACTCACAGGTATTTTTTGTCTGGAGCGAGATGGGCGAGGGAGATTTTCACTTCCGAGTTGCCCGTTTTTGGGAGAGCGATAACCCATTTTCAATGATGGCTTTTGAGGATTTAATAAGCGCTCTGGTTAATTTGAGGATTTTGATTTCTTCTTAAAAAGGGTGAAATTACACCTGTGTTATTCTTATCCAGTCAAGACCCGTGTTTATTTTCCAGTCCATACTGGTTCAAATAGGCACTTTTCGTTAGGAGTGAATGTTGGCTCGTACCCGCAAAATGGCGAATTTAGTCATTGAGGAAACATCTGGTGTAGACCATCCTGCACACTTACACGAAGGTTGGTTGGTTATGAAATCAGCCGATGAATCTGAAGTTCAGAGAGTCTTAGACGAAACGCTCACCGAGGAGGACTCCATCATGGAGGAAACAACAACCGCGGCTACTGATGCACAGGTCGAAAAGGCTGAAATGACACTTGAAGATGCGATGAAGAAAATCGCTGAACTCGAAGGCAAACTTTCTGAAAAGGAAATGGCTAAAGAGGAAGATAAGTCAGAATCAGATAAGACCGAGGATGAAATGGACTACATGAAGTCTGCTCCTGAGTCAGTCGTCAAAATGATTGAAGATTTCAAGAAGCAAGCAGAAACAGCAACCGAAGAACTCCGTAAGGAGCGCGAGGCTAAGGCTGATGCTGAAGCAATTGAAAAAGCAAAGGGATTCTCACACTTGAATCTTGAAGCAGAGAAGGTCGGACCAGCGCTTCGCCGTTTGTCTACAGTTGATGCAGAACTAGCAAAGTCAGTAGAGGAAATCCTCGCATCTGTAAATGCTCAGGCTGAATCAGCAAACATTTTTGCTGAAATCGGGAAATCAGCAGATTTAACTACAGGTGATGCCTATGGTCGCTTGACCGCTTTGGCAAAGTCAGCAGTTGAAGAAGGAAATGCAAAATCATTCGAACAAGCGTTCGCTAATGCCGCATCTTCTAATCCTGAACTTTATGTCCAATACCGTAACGAGAAGGGTGCTAACTAAACATGGCATACGAAATCAGTAATTACAGCGTTAAGGTCACCCTCGTAGCGGCGGCAGACCTTTCCTCAAAGCAGTACACATTCGTTAAGTTGGATTCTGATGGAAAGGTTGCGGCCGCTTCAGGCGCAACAGATATTCCAATCGGAGTTCTTCAGAACGCACCAATCGCAGGACAAGAAGCAGAAGTGCTTGTTGTTGGCGGAACAAAGATTGTTGCTGGAGCCGCAATTGGCGAAGGCGCACTTGTAGGTACAGGTGCAACAGGCAAGGCAGTCGCTCTTGTCGCTGGAACAGATACAACAAAGTATGTTGTAGGAACACTACTAACCGAATCTGCGGCAGATGGAAACATCGTTACAGCAGTTATTAACTGTGCCAATCCAGGCAGAGCGGCATAAGGGGGATAACTAACAATGCCACAGCCAAATATCAATAGCGTTCACATTGATGCTATTCTCACAAACATCTCGGTTGCTTATTTACAGAACCAAGATAACTTCATTGCAGACAAGGTATTCCCAGTTATTCCTGTGGATAAGAAGTCTGACAAATACTTCACCTACACCAAGAACGATTGGTTCCGTGACGAGGCTCAGCGCCGCGCACCTGGAACTGAATCTGCTGGTGGCGGATACAACCTTTCAACTGGAACATACTCAGCAGATGTCTGGGCGTTCCACAAGGATGTAGATGACCAGACACTTGCTAACGCAGACTCACCTTTGAACCCTCTCCGTGAGGCGACAGAGTTCGTTACTCGCCGTTTGATGCTTCGCCGCGAACTTCAGTTCGTAAGCGACTTTTTCACAACTGGCGTATGGGCTGACGATGTAACAGGTGTTGCTGGCGCTCCATCATCAGGCGAGACAAAGCATTGGTCAGATTACGCATCATCAGACCCAATCGCTGACATCGAGTCAGGTAAGGCTGAGATTCTTGGTAATACAGGAATGGAAGCAAACACACTCGTTCTCGGATACGATGTATTCAAGGCTCTTAAGAATCACCCAGACCTTGTAGACCGTATCAAGTACACATCTTCACAGACAATCACAACCGATATGCTCGCGGCAATGTTCGACATTCCACGCGTTATGGTTGCAAAGGCTGTTAAGGCAACAAACAACGAAGGCGCATCAGAGGCTTACGGCTTTGCATTTGGCAAGGGCGCACTCCTTACCCATGTTGCTCCAAACCCAGGACTTCTAACACCATCAGCGGGTTACACATTCGCTTGGACAGGTGTTTCAGGTGGTCTCGGACAGACTGTTGGAACTTCACAGTTCCGCATGGAGTCAATCAAGTCAGACCGCATTGAAGCGGAAATGGCATTTGATAACAAGGTAATCGGAGCAGACCTCGGTTACTTCTGGAACACAATCGTTGCATAATTAAGTTGAGTGAAGGGGAGGGTCTGAAAAGGCTCTCCCCTTCTTTCTTAATAAATCAAATTTTAGAAAAGGAAAACAAATGCCTCAAGTAAATCGTATTTCTCGCGGTGAAGTTTCAGTTGGTGCTATTCAAGGCTCAACTGGCGATATGGTGTACGGACTAGATTTTGGTACAGCATCTTGCGACCCAGCATCAATCGCCGCAACAACTCGCGGTTCAGTTACTTTCACTCTTACAGGTGCTAAGACAACTGACATCATTATCGTAAATCCTCCTGCTGGTCTAAACGATGATTTGATTTTCTGTGGAGCGGCTATCTCAGCGGCGAACACAGTTTCAATCTATCTTTACAACCCAACAGGTTCAGCAATCAACGACACAGCAACCACATGGTCTTATGTGTGGATTGATATGACTGCGTAATGAAAGCAGAAATTCTTAAGAATATGGTGGTTGATGGTCGCCTGTTGAAGTCTGGAGACATTATTGATGTCAAGGGATGGAAACACGCAAAGGCTCTAAATCGCAGTCGCTATATCAGAATTATCGAAGAAACAGCAAAGCCAAAGGTAGAGCCAAAAGCCGAGCCAGAGGTTGAAGCAGTTGAAAAACCAAAGGCGAAGAAAGAAGTCGCCCCTAAGTAATCGAGAGGGGTGGCTCAGTCAAATGGGTCACCCCCTTTCTTAAAGGAGAATCATGGCAATCTCTCACCAACGAGTATCAGTTGGAACTACAGCAACACAGATTTCATCTAACTATGCTGGCAAAGATGGTCAGACTGTCTCAGTTCAGAATCCCGCAGGTGGCACTACCGTCTACCTAGGTGGAGAAGGCGTGACCACAACCGCCTATGGATTTGAACTAGCCGCTGGAATCACCTTCTCAGTTGAAATGCAAGATGGTGAAAAACTTTACGGCGTGGTTGCTTCATCAACACAGACAGTTAATGTAATTCGTCAAGGCGCTTAATCATGGCACTACCAGCATCCCTTTCAACCGTAACGGTGGCTGGTACCTATGTAGATTTATTGGGTAATCCAGTTCGAGGTTCAATCACTTTTGAGCCTCAGACCATCCTGAAGGAAAAGACTCTCAATGTCCACATCATGCCAGTTCATATCGTTAAGACATTAGATGCAACAGGCTCTTTCTCGATTACCCTACCCGTCACCTCTGATACAGATGTGACCCCACAACCTTTTGTTTACACCATAGTTGAAAACTTTACCTCTGGTCGTACATTTCAGATTGCGCTACCTCTTTCAGTTGCAGGTACTACACAGAACCTTGCTGACCTGCTTACAGCCCTTTCTGAGTCCGATGCGGCTTCTTACATTACTACCGACCAGTATCAAGGTCTATTAACCCGCTACAACGATGCAAGCGGTATTAGAGAGATTGTTGTCAATGCCTCAGATTATGAAGGCAACGCCTTGGCTTACGCAACAGCCGCTTCAAAAGCGGCTAGTTCAGTAGCAAATTTCACTACTAATCAGTTAATGATGATGGGAGTATAAAGTGGCAGAGCCTTATGTACCGATAGCCGAATACACCGCTTCAAATACCCTTTTAACAGCCCTAGAAGGGGCTACAGATGCCTCTGAGACTAACGCTGATGCTTTGAGTGCGGCAACTGCCAGCGCCCTTGCATCTAAGAATTCAGCCGAAACTGTTGAGCAGTCTAAGTTCGACTTATTATTCTTGGTAGGTGCGTAATGGCTCTAGGTCCAAACCTAACTTCAGTTACCGTAACTGGCTCCTATGTAGATTTTGAAGGCACACCAATTGAAGGTCAGATTCGCTTTAGTATTGGTGAGGTCTTGCGTAATGGTACAGATGACCAGATGGTTGCTCCATCTAGCGTGGTCGTGCCTTTGAGTTCAGGTTCATTCTCTGTATCGCTTCCAGCGACCAACGACCCAGATGTAGTGCCTAATCCTTTTATCTACACAGTTGAAGAATCATTTCCCAATGGTCGTACCTACTCAATTAGCATCCCTTACACCACAGTTGGTTCTCTCGATTTAGCAGACATTAGCCCAGACCCATCGCTATCTGAAACATTCGTACAGGCAGTAGACCAAACTTCTTGGGATTCTCTTGAGTCCAATATTACTGCCCTTGATGCTTTGATTGACCAGTCTACGGATACTTTCCCAGCATCAGGCGAATACTGGTATATCGGTTCTGCCTATGCTACATATACAGCGTTAGATACGGCTTTTGCAACCTACACCGCTCTCACCGCGGCTTCCTATAACATCTCGGGTGAGGACATTGGAACATTCGTAACTTCAGCGCAAGGTTACGCGGCTTCAGCATCATCAAGCGCAACAACAGCCTCAAATAACTCGGCTGGTACTATTAGTCCATTATTACTCATCGGAGGATAACCGCATGGCAACTACTTACAAGGTTCTTGGGCAATCAAACCCATCAGCCACAACTGCCACAACTCTTTACACCTGCCCTGCATCTACACAGACGGTTATCTCAACCATCACCATCTGTAATCAGGCTGGCACAAGTGGCACATATCGAATTGCAGTACGCCCAAATGGAGCGACTTTAGCGACTGAACACTATGTTGTTTACGATGCAACAATCCAAGCCAATACAACCACGGCTTACACCCTAGGTATCACTATTGATGCTTCAGATGTAGTAACTGTCTACGCATCATCAACAAGTTTCTCATTCAATGCGTTCGGAAGCGAGATAGCATAATATGGCAATCACCACTAATGGTGGCGCTGGAGTCACCGCAGATGCAGTTGCAACACTTAGCAATAAGACACTTGAACAGCCAGTAATCAATAACGCGACTTTCACGGGCGCTCAGGCTGGTCTTGAAATTAAGTTTGGTAATAACATTGTTCTTGAAGGAACAACTGATAACGCTTTTGAGATGACTCTCTCAGGTGGAGACCCAACCGCTGACCGTACTGTAACTCTCCCAGATGTCACAGGTACAGTTATCACTACAGGAAACATTAGTGATTTAACATTTACTTCAAGCATTATTTTTGAAGGTGCTACCGCTGATGCTTTTGAAACAACTCTTGCGGTAACAGACCCAACAGCAGACCGCACAATCACATTCCCAGATTCAACAGGCACAGTTGCTCTGACTTCAGGAGTTATCAATAACTCTTTAACAACAACAACAGGCGACACAATTTACGCATCAAGCGCAAATACACCTGCTCGTCTCGCTATTGGTACAGCAGGACAAACATTAACTGTATCGGCTGGCGGAGTTCCTGAATGGGCAACTCCAGCGGCAGGTACAACCGCCAACGACCAAGCCTTCGCCTTTGCGGTGCAGGTATTCGCATAAGGAGAAAATAAATGGCAACAACAGTATCGCGTATCCCACTATCAGGTTCTACTCATGGTCGTGGAGTTAAGGTTGCGGCGACATCAAGCGCTGGAACAACAATTCACACAGCAACATCTTCAACTACTGACTGTGATGTTGTCACAATTTATGCTTACAACTCATCAGGCTCAGCAGTAAACCTAACCCTTCAATGGGGCGGTACTACTTCAGTTGATGACGACATTAAGTTGTCAATCCCTGCAACATCAGGTCTAACCCTTGTTGCTCCAGACCTAGTTCTTCGTAACTCATTAGTTATCAAGGCATACGCTGGAACAGCAGATGTTGTAACAATCCATGGATTTGCTAACCGCGTAACTACTGCCTGATAGGAGTTAGTGCGTGTCACTAATAGGTCGTTTGTTAAAGGCTAACCCGTCAGCGCAAGTTTCAGATATGCTGACGGGGTATTTCGTCATTCCTTCTGCAAAAGGCGCGGCTACGGCACCCGTTTCGGGCAGAGGAATTTTTGCTGGTGGAAACACTAGCGGAACAGGCGCTCCTAATAGTCCTATTATTGATTATATTACTATCGAAACCCTTGGTAACGCTACAAGTTTTGGTCAGTTAGCAACTGGCAAAAGAGGTGGACCTAAAGGTGGTGGTTCATCAACTAGGGCAGTCATGGGTGGTGGATACGGTTCAAATTATTCAAGTGACATTGAATATATAACTATTGCTACTACTGGTAACGCTACAAGTTTTGGTAGTTTATCAACAGCAAGAGAAGGTCACGCGGGAGCAAGTAATTCAACAAGAGCCTTGATTGGCTCTGGTGGCGGTCCTAGTGGTGCTTTACTTAGTATGGAATATGTAACTATAGCCTCAACTGGTAATGGTACAAATTTTGGAGATACAACAGTAGGTCGTAGTGAATCCTCTGCTACTGCTTCACCAACAAGAGCCTTGGTTGCTGGAGGTTATACATCTGGTCCTAAACTAAGTAGTATTGATTATTACACTATTGATAGCGCTAGTGCCGCCACAAATTTTGGAAATTTAACAGTAGCAAGGGCTAATGTTGGGTCTTGTTCAAACGGAATTAGAGGAGTGTTTGCTGGTGGCGATAATGGAACAGCATACATAAATGTTATGGATTATGTAACCATCGCCTCAACTGGTAATGCAACTGACTTCGGTGATTTAACGGTAGGAAAATTTGGTACTTTGGCTACATCAGGTGGAAGTCGAGGAGTATTTGCTGGAGGTTATTCAACGACTCAAACTTCCACAATTGATTATGTTTCTATACCTACTACTGGCAACGGTACAAATTTTGGTAATTTAACTGAACCTAGATATGGTGCTTTTGGTGGTTCCAGCGCACATGGAGGTCTGTAATGTCTTACTTGCCACAAATTAGAATCCTTGTGCCATCCGCTCAAGTATCTAGTTACACAACTGGAACTTTTAGTTTGCCAAGCGCCAAGCAAGGATTTATTCTACCTGCATATCTAGCAGTATTAAATGCTGGTACTGGAACTGGTTCCCTACAAGAATTGAACTTAACAACAGCAGGAAACGCAGTAAATTTTGGAAACGCTTACAACGATAGCCAGCCATCAGCATCAGGGAATACTGTTATCTCAGTAATGGCTGGCGGTGCAGACGGACCATGGACAAGTCTTGTTTTCTCAACAAGAGGAAACAGCACTCTATTCGGCAGTATGCAGACAAACTCTTATGCTACGGCAACAGTAAGTTCTGATACAAGAGGAATTCTTTCAGGTGGAGACAGAGATGGTCTAAAGAGCCGTCTTGAATATGTAACATTTGCATCTCAAGGTAACGGTACATTTTTTGGAACTGGTGCCACAATATTTACCCACGCAGGTGTTCAATCTACGACCCGTGGAGTATACGGTGGCGGTATTTCTGGTTCTAGCAGACAAAGCCGCATGGATTACATCACTATGGCTACTACTGGAAACACTACAAGTTTTGGTGATTTAACAGTAGCGAGAGGACAACTTGCTGGAACTTCTTCTAATACTCGAGGTTTATTTGCTGGTGGAGATACTCCTGCATATAACATCATTGATTATATTACTATCGCTTCAACGGGAAATGCTACAGATTTCGGTGATTTGACTGTTGCTCGTTTTGTTTTGGGAGGGGCTACAAATCAAACAGTAGGAGTTTTTGCAGGTGGAAACTCAACAAATAATGCAATAATAGATTCTGTAAACATTGCTACTTTAGGTAATGCTTCATCTTGGGGTTCTCTTACAACAGGAAAAAATTTAGGTCCTGCTCAATCATCTCAAGCCCACGGCGGTATTGATATTTCAGGAATCACATTCCCAGTAATAGGCGAAAAGGCTATGTTCTTTGGAGGTATACCTTCAGGATGGACAAATACGGTTGATTTTGTAGCAATTGCTTATCTTGGAGATGCCCGTGACTTCGGAGATTTAAGTATTGTAAAACGAGGAATGACTAACGGAACTGTGTCTACCAGTTCACGCGCCGTTGTTGCAGGTGGAGATACCACATCTGATGTACTTCAGGGAGGTATTGAATACTTCTCATGGGCAACAAGTGGAAATGCTACTTCTTTTGGCAATTTATCTGTTTCGAGAATGTATCTTGGTGGAGCATCTAATTCTACCGTTGGTCTACACGCTGGCGGTACAGGCGGCGGCGGCGGCTCATTCTATTCAAATGTTATTGACTACATAACTATCGCCGCATCTGGTAACGCAACAGATTTTGGTGACCTCACCGCTCAAAGAGGTTTTGTCACAGGCTTGGCTTCTACAACCCGCGCTTGTTTTTCAGGAGGATTTACACCTTCATCGGCTACAACGGAAATTCAATATGTAACAATTGCCTCTGCTGGAAATGCTACTAACTTTGGAGCATTAACTGTTGCTCGCTATCAAGCAGAATCTCTTGCCAATTCAACTCGCGGAGTCGTAGCGGGTGGCTATGCAGGTGGTAGTAGCAATGTTATTGACTACTTCACAATTGCTTCTACAGGAAATGCTACAGATTTTGGTGATTTAACTGGCGCTTCTTATTCTGGCGCTGGAGCGGCAGGTTCAACAAGGGGGTTGTTTGCTAAAGGGTATCAAGCAGGAGCGGTTTCTGGAATTGACTACATAACCATTCAATCCGCTGGAAATGCCGCTAGTTTTGGCAGTCTAAGTCAAGCACGATACGATTTATCAGGAGCATCTAATTCACATGGAGGACTATAAAATGGATATTGAAAAATCAAACGAGAGGCACTTTATGGAAATCGCATTACAAGAGGTTAGTAACGAATTAGCAATAACTCCTGAGTACAAAGGGATGTTGGAGCATATCAATGCCAATCTTCCTGCTATTAGCAGAGATTCTGAAAACTTTCACAAATCAGCATCTCAATTTAAGAATGTAACTTTAGATGTTACTGACCTAACTCCAATGGGTTCTTTGAAGCATATCTTGGCGGTAATTGACCGTACCCGTTCAGCATTAGAAGAAGCACATATTTCTGTAAAACGCAAGCAAATTGAATTAAAGAAAAAAACTCAAGAATACGACAATGCTGATGATGGCTATGAGAAAGAACTTCTTTGGGTTGATATTGTTGAAATTAACAATCATCTAAATAATTTTGAAAACTCAGTTAAGGGCGCTTTGCGTAAATTAAGTTTTTTTACTACTCAGTATCAAGCCATGATGGAAAAATTGGGCAAAGATGAAATTACTGAAGAAGATTATGAATTAAATGAATCTCGTCACCATGTAATGACAGCCATGAAACAAGCCCTTAATGCGGCTCGTACTAGAGGCGGTCTTATAGACGAGGGTAATCATATTTATTTATTTGATATGGGAATCAATGGAGCAGTTGCTCAAGCAGAAATTTTCGCTTATTTACAGGCAGAACAAGAAATGCTTGCAAAAGGCGAGGAACCAACCCACGAACTCACAGTCAGATGGTTAGAGGCTTGCGCCGATAAGTTTGCTGATTGCGGGGCTAAGTTCGCTGAACTCCGTGGTTTCATTCCACTAGACAAGAAATCACTAGCAAAGGAGATTACAAGTGGCAAAGAAAATAATTAGTTACAAACTAAATGAGGATGGAACAATTCCATCTTATGTTGAAAATGGCGGTTTTTTAGCGAAAGATGCTAATGACACACCAAACATGGTTGTACTTGGCGTTTCTTTTGACGGAGAAGATATTTCAGGAGCAGAGTCAGAATTTGCAACAGAGGCAGATGCCTTGGCATTTGTATCAACCTATTTAAGCGATACAACATATACAGATTCTTCGGGTCAAACTAGAGAATTTGTAGTTGCCGATGCGGTAGCAGACCTATTTGCTAAACTAGCGTAATTTAGAATCGAGGTAGTAAAATGGCAGGTACAACAACTAAGGGTCTACGCTATCCAACAGCGGGAGATAACCCTGCCGTTCACACCGATATTCAGAACTTGGCTACAGATGTTGATAGCGAGTTAGACAATTACATTCTTGCGGCTTCTCCAATATTTACATCTAATATTGAAGTGCCTACAGCAATTATCTTTGAAGGTTCAAGCGCTGACGGAAGTGAAACTACTTTTCAGGTAACTAACCCAACGGCTGACCGAACAATCACTTTGCCAGATGCTTCTGGAACAGTAGTGACTACGGGAAACCTTACAGCAATTACTACTATAACCAGCGCAACCATCACATCTGGAACTCTGGGAAACAATCTTGCGGCTGGAGGATATAAAGTCACGGGTCTCGGTGATGCCTCTGAATCAACTGATACAGATGCCGTCAATGTCAAGAGTGCGTTGAATCTTGCTCGTACCACTATGCTAATGCTTGGCGGTATGTAATGACTTTTACATACTCAGGTGACCCAAGTACCTCTACTCGAAATTATGTTCGATTCCTTCTCAATGACACAGATTCAACTGATGCTCTTTTCTCAGACGAAGAATTAACCTATGTAATTACCGAGTGGAATGGCGATGCCTACGATGCGGCGCGTGAATGTGCCGAAATCCTGATTGCCCGTTTTGCCCGTTTAGCCGATAGCAGTTCAAAGAGCGTTGGAGATATATCCGTCTCTGAGTCTTACAGTTCAAAGATTGCTCATTACAAAGAGTTGGCTAACAGCCTGTTTCAACGCAAGATGCGGAAATCTCCACCTGCGCCATGGGCTAAGTCCGATGCTTTGAAGTCCACAGACGACAAGACAACTACAGATTTTGCAACAGACTTTGTTGTTGGTCAGATGGACAATCCAAACTCTTACTACGAAACACGCATCGTAGAGTAGGGAGATAGCAACAATGGATGCTATCTATTCAAAAGTCACAGAGTTTATGACCGATACTGTGGTCTTTACACCCAAGGCTTCAGTTGATAAATACAACAAAACCACCTACGGCGCGGCTGGCACAAATGTCACGGCTACTGGTCGCCTCATCTATGACACAGTTCGTAGCCGAGATGTCCAAGGAATTGAAGTTACCGATATTGGTCGTTTTATCACCAACGGTCCACAGACTTCAATTACCGTTTCTCATAGGATGGTGGTCGGAAACGACACATTTACTATCAATGCAGTTGATAATCTCGCAGATGAAAACGGAGCGCATCACACCGTCATACGCTTTGGGCGGTAATTATGGCTCAAACATTCTCATTTGAAATTGATGGGGCAGAGCAACTACGCCATGTTTTAGAGGTATCAGGCAGGGATGCTGGCAAAGTAGTTGGTCAAGTAATCCTTGAAGAAGCCAATATGATTTTTGCTAAAGCCATGATTTTGACCCCTATTGATACAGGCGCTTTGCGTGGCTCAGGCGGAGTCTCGGCTCCTATGAATACTCCTCAAGGCATCGGAGTTGATATTTTCTTTGGTGGACCAGCGGCTCCATACGCCCTTTATGTCCATGAGATTATGTACTACAAGCACAATGCTCCAACACAGGCTAAATATCTTGAGCAACCTTTCATGGAGAGATTGCCAGATATTCAGCGAAACATGGCACAGCGTATTATTGACCTAATCAGAAAGAACGGGGCAGTCTAATGGCAACAATCCTAGAATCCATAGGGGATTACTTGGTGACCAATAGCCTTGGCACCCTCGGTACGAATCTATTTCTTGGCACCTTGCCTGAGTCCCCAGATGTCTGTACAGCAGTCTTTGAAAACTCTGGAACTCCACCAGCCTTCACAATGGGTGTAGGTGGCATCGCAATTGACTATCCAATGCTTCAAGTTATCTGTCGTGCTGGTCGTGAAGATTATCCAACGGCGCGAGATGCAGTTGAGACGATTCGAAACTTGCTTGCTTCGGTAACTGATGTCACAATTTCCAATGTCCAGATTTTGCGTATAGAACCAATGGGTAGTGTAAATCCATTGGGAGTAGACCCAAAACAGCGACCACTATTATCGGTGAATTTTCGATGTCTAGTGAGGAAATGACACAGGAGCCAATGGCTCCCCAAGAGAGAGTGGCAGACCCGTATGGCAGAAACGCAACGACAGACGAGTTCCAAAGGTGCTGGAAATGCGACAGGCTCCTCTTTGAGTCAGCAACCCGCCCGTGGAGCATTAGATGTCCAAGATGTAAGTCAAAGAATAAATCTGGATGAGTTCAGCGCTAGGTTAGACTCCCTCCAAGGTAAGAAAACACTTCCTGGGTATAAGTGCGCTATGGGCGCATTACTCCAAGAGTTACCTGAAGCGTTTTCACAGAAACTTTCGGAGGCTCTTTTGAACACAGCAGTTGAAGGTTCAGCAATTACCAAAGTCCTTGCGGATTACGGGTTTGAGATGAGTTCGAACATTGTTCGCCGTCACCGTAGAAGGATGCAAGGCTTAGACGGATGTAAGTGTGATAAATGAATTTAGACGATGCTCTTGAGAATCTGTTAAAGACTTCAGAAAACAATACGACCCAGCCAGTTGAATCGCGTAAGCGTAGTGCTGAGTGGACTCCTGGTGTTACTTGGGATGGCAATGAAGGATTAGTTACAACAGAGCCAATGGAAGGTGATGCTCACCCAGATTGGTCAGGAGTTCTTCGCCTCTGGGGTCTCGACCCTGAGAATTTTGCTGTTGTCGAGCCTGTCCTTTTCAATGTCTGGGGTAACACCGAAGGTGCGCTTAACCGCCAATGGAAAGGCAAGGTCATTCGTAAAGGGGCTAAAGAACGCGCCGATATAGACCATTTGATTCAAGAGATACGAAAGCATAAACCTAGAGAAAGAAAGCCACTTATTGAAGGCGCGGCTAGTCTTGTTGTAGTTGCCGCTGACTGGCAGGTGGGCAAGAAAGATGGAGATGGACTTAAAGGATTAGTTGGTCGCTGGCTCCAAGCCATTGACGATGTTGAAGCCCGATACAAAGAGTTGAAGAAGATGGGCAGACCCATTGAATCCATAACAGTCCTTTGTCTCGGTGATTTAGTTGAAGGTTGCGATGGACATTATGACATCCAGACTTTTACAGTTGAAGTTGATAGACGAGACCAAGTAAAGATTGCTCGCCGACTTTTGCGTGATGCCCTAATCCGATGGTCTAAGTTTGCTCCAGAAATCACAGTTGCGGCGATTGGTGGAAACCACGGCGAGAACCGTAAGAATGGCAAAGCCTTTACGACTCTCAACGATAATGACGATGTAGCCCTAGTTGAGTCCGTGGCTGAAATCTTCCAAGCCAATCCTGAAGCCTACGGACATATCAAGTTCGCTATCCCTACCGATGCCCTATCGCTGACAGTTGAAGCGGGTACAAAAATTATTGGAATTACTCACGGACATCTGGCTCGGGCTGGGTCAGGAGTTGAAGCAAAACTTCGTAGATGGATTGCTGACCAAACCCTAGGGCGCAATAAGATTGGCGATTGTGACATTCTTGTGACTGGTCATTATCACTCTTTGAAGATGGCAGATTGGGGTGGAGTTAAATGGCTCCAAGCCCCAGCACTAGATGGGGGAAGCGTATGGTGGAGTCAATCAACGGGGGAAACTGCGGATGTAGGAGTTCTGACATTTGTTGTGTCGGAGCGGGGGATAACAGACCTCCAACTGCTTCAATGAATGACCCTAGAGACATAGCCCTCTTTGCGGCTGAACTCGTCTCTGGAGACCGACAGGAGGCTTACGGGCATCCTCTGGATAACTTCACTAGGGCGGCTCAAATCTGGAGCGCTATCCTCGGTATAGAGGTCACAGCGGAGCAGGTAAGCCTTTGCATGGTGGGAGTTAAGATTGCAAGAGAAGCCCATATCACCAAGCCAGATACAGTCGTAGACGGCATCGGATATTTCCTGACCTTAGCCATGATTCGAGAGGAACGCGCTCGCCGAGATGCTTGAGTGCGACTTTTGTGGCAAGGAATATGAGCCGATTTCGACCCGCTGGCTTTGCCCTCATTGCCACCAGAAATCTAATTGTTGTGAGGGCGCACCCTTGAATAACTAACTGGGGTGTGATATGCTATTCCTGTAACGAAAGGGGATAGAAATGGCAAGACCAGTCGAAGGTTCAAAGCCTTGCTTCAAGTGTGGGCGCGAAGTTGTTAAGTGCGAGTCCAAAGGTGGCAAGTTCTACATCGCTAGTGTCGAGATTGTTTCAAGCAGATTTGCTGACTACGGAGACCGTGGTAAGGCTATCTACCCAGTTCACAAATGTGACGAGAAGGAAATTGTTGAGTACCAAGAATTTTTACAGAGCCAATTAGCCGAGGGTCAAATCGTCAAAGGTCAGAAAGTTGTCGTGGTCAAGGGTCGCAAAGTGGCAAAGGGAACAGAGGGTGAAATCTTCTGGCTTGGCTACGAGACTTGGAACGGCGAGTCCATCTTGAAGCGCGTTGGCATCGTTCTTGAATCTGGAGAAAAAGTATTCGTCAGTTCAGAATATGTAGAGGCTAAAATCTCCGAATCTGCATCCTGATACACTTTCCTTAATGTGCGCTAGTCGCCCGAGTTAGTCGTCTTACCTCCGTGTCCGTGTGACCTTAGACGGTGTACTTGGGCTACCCATGCGCCGTCAAGGAGGAATAGATGGCTAAGTACCG